GCCACCGCAGGGTGTGCGAGAAGAGGCAAAGAAGGGGCTTGCATGGCGCGAAGAGCACGGCAGAGGCGGAACGGCAGTCGGAGTCGCGAGGGCAAGAGACCTGGCAAACGGCAGGAGCGTAAGCCCGCAGACAGCCAAGCGAATGAAGAGCTACTTCGCTCGCCACGAGGTCGACAAGAAGGGGCAAGGCTGGAGTTCGGGCGAATCGGGTTTCCCATCCGCTGGAAGGATAGCCTGGGCTCTCTGGGGCGGTGACGCTGGCCGTGCATTCGCAAACAAACTCGTCAGGCAGATGGATGCCCAGGACAACAGGAGCGAGCCGATGAACATCGAGCGACGTGATTTCGAGTTCGTTGAAGACGACGAGCTGGTGATTGAAGAGCGTGCAGGCGGCCAGCCGGTGATCCGCGGAATGGCGGTCGTTTACAACCGCTTGAGCGTTGACATGGGCGGGTTTCGCGAGCGGATCATGCCAGGTGCTTTCGATGCCGTTTTGAACCGGCAGCGTGGCCGGCAAGACCTCGTGAGCTACTTCAACCACGACCCCAACATCATGCTGGGCCGCGAGTCGTCAAGCACGCTCAAGGTCTGGAGCGACGAGCGTGGCGTTTGGTTTGAGGTCACGCCACCGGCAACCCGAGCCGACATCCTCGAGTTGGTCGCCAGAAAAGACGTGAAAGGCGCATCGTTCACGTTTTCTTTGGAAAAAAACGGCGAAGCGTTCGTCACAGACGAGAGCGGCCGGGCCATCCGAGAGGTGCGAGCTGCCAAGATTTACGAACTTGGGCCAGTAGTGCAGCCGGCGTACCCAGCCACGACAGCTGCGGTAGCCATGCGTTCTTATGAGGCGTGGATGGCTGAGCAGGCCCAGGACATGGACACGCCCGATAAGGTGGAGCGAAAGATTCGTAACGCATCTGCGGCTCTTCGTGCGGCACGCCTGCGGAGTATCTAGTGCATTCTGATGGTGTATGCCAAAAATGCGGCAAGGGACGCCTGCGGACTATCTCAAGCCGCCAGGCCGGCGAGAATACGCAACTGCGATACCTTGCGTGCGTGCTCTGTGGCCACCGATGCAAAAGCCTTGTGCCGGCCACCGCTGTTTGGCGTCGTTCTACGGTAGAACCGCACGCCTCGCGAAAATAACTATCTGCCCGTAATGTGTGAGCAGGATTGGATTCCACCGCTCACCACGGGAGGCCAAGGATGGCCAGCAAAATCAAAGACCTTCAGGACCGTGCAGCTGCTGTCGCTGCAGAACTCGACGAGCTGCACCAGCTCGAGGATCGCACCGACGAGCAGAACGAGCGTCTGGAACGGCTGAACGCCGATGCCGACAAGATCGTTCCTGAGCTGCAGCATGAGAAGGCGATCGCTGATCGCATCTCCTCGCTCCGGTCGCAGATGTCCGCTGCTGCGGCTCCTGTGCATGTTGCCGACGCTCCTAAGGTCCGCAAGGCCGCTCAGCCTCGCTACGGCAAGCTTCGCGGCTTCGCCAGTGCCGATGATGCCGAAGTGGCTGGCCGCTGGATTCGCGGTTTCATCCTCGGCCGCGAAGACGACCGTCGCTGGTATCACGACAACGTCGAAGAGCGGGCTCTTTCGAGCACCGACAACTCAAAGGGCGGCGTTTTTATCCCTGAGACCTTCGCATCGACCGTGATTCGTCTAGTCGATGAGTTTTCTTCAATCCCGAATCAGGCGAACGTCATTCCGATGTCGTCAGATACGCTTTACATTCCACGTCGCGTTAGCGGCAACCAGGCTTACTTTGTCTCTGACAACAGCGAGTCGACCGCCTCTGACATGGGTGCTGACAATGTTATGCTCTCGGCCAAGGAGTGCCGGGTGGCTTCGCGAGTGCCAAACAGCCTCATCGAGGACTCGGTCGTCGACCTCGCTGGCCTGGTGGCTGAAGAGTTCGCGCTTGCCCTGTCGAAGAAAATCGACGACTCAGGCTTCGCTGGCTCGGGCACCAGTGAATTCGGCGGAATCCGCGGAATCCAGTGGAAGTTTGAAAACGAGACGCTCACCGCGGGCACAAACGACTCTGGTGAGTCGAGCCTTTCGGCCGTCACGATCGATGACTTCGCTGAGACGATCGGCAAGCTGCCAAGCTACGCGAGGGCTCGTGCCGGATGGTACGTGACTCCGCAGGTGTACTCGGTCTGCATGCTGCCGCTGATGCTTTCTGCTGGTGGTGTGAGTGCTGCCGAGCTTGCGGCCGGTGCTTCCGAGCAGCGGTTTATGGGCTATCCGGTGTACTTTAACAACTCGATGCGGACCAGCGTCAGCAACGGCCAGGCGATCTGCCTGTTCGGTGACATGCGACTGTCGACGCACTACGGTCTTCGTCGTGATATCACGGTTCGTGCTAGCACTGACCGATACATTGAATTTAATCAGACATATTTCCAGGCTCTGTGCCGCTTCGACATCGTTACCTCTGACGTTGGCGATGCTTCGACGGCCGGCCCTGTTGTCGCTCTCACCCTCTGATCTAGGAGAACCAAATGGACCTCGTCCAGAACAGCAAGAGCTCTGTTGGTGTGAGCTACGTCAACAGTGCCGAGACCGCCAGCCATTCGTTTGATTGCGTCGGGTTTGACGCGGTCAGCGTGGATGCCATCGTGCAGTCAAACATCAACACTGCGGCACCGGCCGTTGTGAAGTTTGAAACCTCCGACGACAACACTACCTTCGCAACGGTGACCGGGCTCATCCAGGGCACCGACTACACGCCGGCTGGTGTGGCTAACACTGCCAGTGCCAACGTGACTCGCTTCGACGTGAGCACGAAGGCTCTGCCAAGGTACGTAAAGGTTAGTGTGACGCCAGCAGGTGCTGTCGGGACGAATGACGCTTCAGTCGTCATCGCGGCCCGGCTTCACAAGGCCGAGGCTGGCATTGACTCAGCGACTGATGCGGGCGTTGAAGCCCGTGCTGTGAAGTAGTCCGAAAACCCTTAACGCAGGAGGTTGCCGTGGGCGCGGCATCAACTGTGGCGGGCGTCAAGCCTGCCGTGATTGAGACGGCATCAGGGAAGGTGCGAGTCGCTTGCGCGATGAGTACACCCAGGCTTGGTTGGCAAGACCATGTGTTTTGCTGGCCGAGAGGGCTTTTGCCTTACGGCATCGCACCAGTGCGATTCGAGGGTTGCTTCTGGGAACAGTGCCTGGATCGGGTTCTCACAGACATCGTGGCGGCTGACGACGATGAGACTCAGCCGCCACTGTGGATTCTTACGCTCGACTATGACACGGTCTTCGAGCAGGATGCTGTACCCAGGCTGCTGACCTACGCAACAGCTGGCGAGTATGACTTTGTCGCTGCTGTGCAGATGAAGCGACGTGTCAGTGAGCCGCTATTCACGATGGTTGGCGAGAAGGGCGAGAGGCTTTCCGAGGTCAGCCGCGGAAAGCTGCTGTACCACAACGTATTGCCGGTCAACACCGCTCATTTCGGCCTGACGCTGCTCAAGGCATCTTCGCTCAAGAAGGTGCCGCGGCCTTGGTTCAAGGGCACTCCAAGCGAGCAGGGTACTTGGGGCGAAGGCAGGGTCGACCCGGATATCCATTTTTGGGCCCAAGCGAAAAGTGCCGGGCTCAAGGCAGGCATCTGCACGAGGGTTTCTGTCGGCCACCTTGAGTGCTACATCAAGTGGCCCGACAAGGGAATGGCGCAAACGCTGCAGCATCCTGGCGAGTTCTGGGATAAGGGCGGCAGACCACCGGAGGATGTGTGGCAATGAGAGTTCGTTTTCTACGGCACTACCAGACATATCGCCGCGGCCAGGTCTACGAGCTTGGCGACGGCGTGGCTCGCAGCATGGTGCAGATGGGCATCGTCGAGCCGGCTCCGCAGACGCTTTTCGAGCAAGCGATCGTGCGGCACGAGGAAGAGCAAGCCACCGCTCCCGTTCAGAAAACCGCAAAGAAGGCTAGCAAGCGGCGTGTTGCCAGGAGGCATGAGCCATGACTCTTTACGGCTGGCAGTACAATCGGGCCACCTCGAGGTCATATCGCTCTCTTGTTGTGGCTACAGAGCCCACGAGCGATGCCCGGCCTGTCACTGTTGCCGAGGCTAAAGAGCATCTGCGGATCGTTGACTTCACCGACGACGACGACTACATCGCCGGCCTGATCGACGCGGCCAGGAAATGGTGCGAGGACTACTGCGAGCGGACGTTCGCGGATTGCCAGTACACGGTG